AATAAAAGAAAATTGTTGGAAAACAATTCTCACTTCCTCACCTCGACCAAGAAATCCAACAATATCAATGACTTAGGGGTCGCCGGGAGGTGATAAAGCCATTCCCAAGTTCACCTACTCTCACCGCCAAACTATGCTACAGGATTTCGGGTGTTCTTCTGGAAGGTAGACTACACATTACCTCAAACGGCCCAATTTTTCAAGAGGGCGATTCATCTTTTATCTTCTGCTGCGCGGCCCACTCACCCATTTTAACTAGCTCGTCTAGAGTAGCGTTGCTTTTCAAGCGGTTGGCTTTCAAAGAAATAATTTGAACGTTGTCTTTGGTATAGCCTTTAGTGTTGTCTCGCCTATCCATGCTGTAAGAACTATCGTCAGCGCCTCCGGTATTGAACTTCAACTTGACTCCCAAGATTGGGCAAAACTCTGGAAGCTCTAAAGATTCAGCATCCAAGTCAAACAGCATTCCTGCCTTTATCGCGCGATGCTTGATTTGATATAGCCACTGGACTTTTAATTTGTGCAGGGCAGCTTCTAGCGTGATTCCGCTTTGCTCTTTTTCAAGCCTCTCAAGACTTTCTTTGTGTCGCCGCAAATCATCTTCCCTTTGCTCGGCTGTTCGGTAACTTGTGCCGGGACCGGGCTTGGTTGTCGCTAAATTGTAAAAGCTTAGAGTATAACCCACGAAACTTCTCCTAAAAAAGTTTTCTAAGAAAAGTTACCAGAAGTCTAGCTAGAATACAACTGTGGTATTTATATCACACCCTCTACGCCCGGCGGGTCCCTCGCGTAGCGCCCTTGACTACCAGCGTCCCGCATCCTATGTTGCTTCTCCGCTCGTAAGACCCCGTGAATTGGGGCGGATAACGGGGGATAAGGATTGGCTGCGTCGGTCGGCGGCCCCCACTTCAGAAGGAGAAGGCAGTGGAAGTAACCTACCTAGATCATATGGGCAGCGACCTGTCGGTCGTGAATGCGGCCCGCGTCTCGTTCGGGAAGAAGGTACAGGAGTTCCGGCCCGAGAAGGACGGTCGCCTGCTGCGCTTCCTCGCCAAGCACAAGCATGAACTGCCGTTCGCGCACCCCCACGTTAGCTTTCACTTCAAGGCGCCGATCTTCGTGACCCGGCAACTGGCCAAGCACCAGGTGGGGTTCGTGTGGTCCGAGATCAGCCGCCGCTACGTGAAGGACACGCCGGAACTGTACTGGCCCAAGGAGTGGCGCAAGGGCTCCGACGACATCAAGCAGGGCAGCACCGACGAGCCTTGGAATGACAAGTACGGCGTCACGGAGCGAATTGATGTGGCTGCCCGGTCGCTGGTGTGGGACTACAAGCGTATGGTGGCGGAAGGCTGCTGTGCGGAGCAGGCCCGCATGATCCTGCCCCAGAACATGTACACGGAGTGGGTCTGGACCGGTAGCTTGTTGGGATGGGCGCGGGTGTGGGGTCTGCGGGTCAAGCCGGATGCCCAGCGTGAGACGCGAGAGATCGTGGAGAAGATCGGGCCAAAAATGACAGACTTGTTTCCGCACTCGTGGGAGGCGCTGACAAATGAGCAATCGTAGGCAGGCGACGGTGTGTTCCATTGCTGCCCTATTATTGTACTTAAATAATTTAGATAAAAAGCGTACCGACGCGATGTTAAGGGACATTGTTAAGCATTTTAAGTATTCTGATGACGAACTCTGGGCAAATGAATTTGAGGCAGCAATTGAAGAATTAGCGAATAATGAGCCCGACATTGAAATGCTTTCCGGGGTCTGTGTGGCCTTTCGTGAAATTTTTTCTGGTAGAATGTCATCGGATGCTGTAGCGGATATTCTAGATTTTTTCGCCGCGAAGGCCTCTGCGGAAGATTGGAAAATAAACTACTTTCAGGCGAAGGCATCTTATCTTCGAAGCCGAGAAAGGAACTGGACCAATGTCAAGTGATGTCGCGGAACTGATGGGCAAGCTGTTCAAGCGGGGATTTAACCCGGATGGAATTGTCTATATTTTTAGACTGCTGGCAGCGGAGCATGAAGAAGGATCTGATCGGCGGCGTGATCTAGAGCTTGCAGCCGAAAGCCTACTGGAGTAGGTAGTGGGCGACCGGCGCCGCCTAGACTTTTAGCGCCGGGTTTGGTATAGTGGCAGTTCACCCCATCAGGAGCTATTGATGCGTAATTATGAAGATGCGCCGACCCCGTCTGCGCGTGCGGCCACCATTATCCGTCGCACTTATGCCCGTCCGACTGGGGGTGGCTTCGAGTCGTGGGACGACATTGTGGGGCGCGTCGTGGGCCATCAGCGGTGGCTGTGGCAGCGGGCGCTGGGCGACAAGCCGCTGACTTCCATTCAGGAAGAGGAACTGGAAGAACTGCGCGAAGTCCTGCTGAAGCGAGAAGGCTCGGTGTCCGGTCGCACGCTGTGGCTGGGTGGTACGGCGGTCGCCAAGAAGCGCGAAGCCTCCATGTTCAACTGCGCCTTCACCAAGGTCGAGACGGTCCACGACGTCGTCGATGCGTTCTGGCTGCTGTTGCAGGGCTGTGGCGTCGGCTTCGAACCGGTGGTCGGCACGCTGAACGGTTTCACGCAGCCTATGGAGATCGAACTGATTCGCAGCCAGCGGGCCAAACTGGAGCAGAAGAAGGGCCGTGAAACCAATGTCGAGACGTTCACGCAGGAGAACGGGAAGACGGTTTGGACTATTAGTATTGGTGACAGCGCAGAAGCCTGGGCCAAGTCGGTGGGTAAGGTGCTGGCTGGCAAACGGAAGGCTGATGTGCTTCGACTTGACTTCGGGCAGATTCGTCCAGCCGGGGAGCGTCTTGCTGGGTACGGCTGGATTTCGAGCGGCGACGAGACTTTTGCTCCCGCGCTTGAGAGGATCGCGCAACTTCTTAACGCGCGTGCCGGTCAGCTTCTTACCCGGATCGACATCCTCGATCTTCTTAACCACCTCGGCACCACCCTCTCCTCACGACGTTCGGCGGAGATTGCACTGGTTCCGTTTGGCGACCCGGAATGGGTGGAGTTCGCCAAGGCGAAGAAGGACTTCTGGGTCCATAACAACTTCCATCGCCAGCAGTCTAACAACTCGGTGATGTTCAAGTCGCATCCTACGCATGCGGACATTACTCAGCTTTTTGATCTGATGCAGGAAGCGGGCGGCTCTGAGCCTGGCTTCATCAACATGGTGGAAGGCAAGCGTCGCGCCCCGTGGATTTCTGGTGTTAATCCCTGCGCCGAAATTCTGCTGCCCAACAAGGGCTTCTGTAACCTTGTTGAAATCAATCTGAGCCGCTTCAACGACGAGAATCTGGACCGCCTCTTTAGGACTGCTGAACTGCTGGCCCGCGCCAACTACCGCCAGACTTGTGTCAATCTGGTGGATGGGGTGCTTCAGCGGGCGTGGCATGAGAACAACGAGTTCCTGCGCCTGTGCGGCGTGGGTGTTACGGGCGTGGCCGAATGGAAGTACGGCAACAATCCCATGTCGTGGGCGCTCCTGAAGTCGGTTGTTAAGGATGCTGCGTATGGCATGGCCGACGAACTGGGCCTCCCCCGCCCCAAGGCGGTCACTACGGTCAAGCCGTCGGGCACTTTGAGCAAGATTATGGACACGACCGAAGGCGTTCATAAGCCGTTGGGCAAGTACATCTTCAACAATGTGCGGTTCAGCAAGCATGATCCCTACGTTGAGAAGCTGATTGCCGCGAACTACCGGGTGTTTCAGGACCCGTCCAGCCCGGATGCGGTGCTGGTGACGTTCCCGGTGGCCTACGAGAACGTTCAATTCGACGTTGTCGATGGCAAGCATGTCAATTTGGAGCCTGCCCAAGCCCAGCTTGATCGCTACAAGATGCTGATGGACTACTATGTGGACCATAACTGCTCGGTTACCATCAGCTATAGCCCGGAAGAAGCGCCGGAAATCGTCGATTGGCTTGCCGACAACTGGAATAACTACGTCGGTGTGAGCTTCCTGTACCGGACTGACCCCACCAAGACCGCTAAGGACCTCGGTTACCTGTATCTACCGCAGGAAGTTGTGGACGAAGAGGTCTATACGGCCTATGCGAGTACCCTGAAGCCGCTGGATGGCGGTTGCATGACCTGTCAGCAGGCCGCTAAGGACGAACAGGAGTTCGAAATTGACACCGGAAGCGAGTGCGCGACCGGGGCATGCCCCATCCGATAAGGTAAGGAGTCCCTGTCGTGGAGAATGCAGTACTTTTGCTACCCCTGCTGGTTACTTTTGCTCTGGTTGCGGGCGTAGTCTTGAAGAAATTGCTAGCTGGAGATCCTACTCTGAGGAAGAAAAGTCAAATGTTCTCAGAGCCGTAGCACAACGTAGACTAGGTGCTTGACTTATAGGGGTTGGTAGGGTAGTATTCCTATCAGCCCCTTCTTTTTAGGACCTTGGCATGCAGTTCACGGTGCAATACGACGACGGCGTCTGGATTTTCACGGTCGCCTCCGACGATGACGAGCCTGACTACCTCGAAGAGTTCGAAATCACCAACCTCGCTGATGCGGCGGCTGCCGCCAAGGACCTGATCGAGGAGATCATGGAGGCTGCCGAGGCCGAAGACGAAGAAGACGACGAAGCTGACCCGCTCGAAGGGTTCTTGGACGAACTTGAGGAGTAACAGGTGCCGTGGCCGCTGAACGGGACGCAGCAATTCAGGACTTCATAGAAGCTACTGACATTGACCGGCGGCTTCTGGAGGCAATTTCAAAGGTCCTAGCCAAGTCGCCCCGCGCTGTCCTCATTGCGTGGGAAGATGACACCTCCTTTGGCATGACATCCATCCCATTCTCTAGGAGTCTAATCAAGGGCATGGTCGACACCGCATTCGACGCTGTCTTCGGTGACGAAGAAGTTCCCGAGACCGACCCCGATGAGTAACTACCTGATTCAAAAGGCCCGTTACATGTGGAACGGCTTGATTGTCCTCCCGATGTATGTTATACTCTTCCGCTAGACGGAGGCCCCTTCTATGCCCTTTATCAAGATTTCCCAGCTTACGACGGCCACCGCCGTCTCGGCTACCAACCAATTCGAAATCAACCAGAACGGTGCGTCTCGCAGCGCCGAAGTCTCGGTGGTGGCTGCATATGTGCGCTCCTCCGCGACCGACGTCCTCATGCTGCCCGCCGGCTCCGTCACTGCCCCCTCCCTCTTCCCGACGGGCGACACCAACACCGGCATCTTCTTCCCAGCCGCCGACACCATCGCCTTCACCGAAGGCGGCGTCGAAGCAATGCGTATTGACGCCAGCGGCAACGTCGGCATTGGTACAACGTCGCCGGGCGCAAGGCTAGAGGCTTCTATTTCCGCCGCATCGGGCGAACGTGCAATCCAAGCCAGGAACACGTCCACTGCACAGTTTTCGGGTGCGACAACTGCGCTTGTTGGACCTTCCACCACCTCGACGCGGTTCACGCATTTCAACGCAAATGCAGGCGGTACACAGGCCGAGTTCGCCATTCAGAAAGGCGATGGCTCCGGTGGCTTCTCTGCTGGGTTGGCAGGATACAACTACACCTCTGATTTTTGGTATTTCTCGACTGCTGGCTCCGAGCGCATGCGGATCACCTCTGATGGAGAAGTCTACATCGCCGGGACGACTGACCAGGGCGCTTTTAATCTTCAAGTCAACGGCACGGGCGTGTGGGGCGCAGGCGCTTACACCAACGGCTCCGACGCGCGCATTAAGGACGACATTTCCCCCATCGCTTCTGGCCTAGATGTCGTTGCCAAGCTTCGTCCCGTGCAGTTCCGCTACAAGGAAAGCTGGTCAAAGGATCGTTTCCTTCAGCCGGGCTTCATCGCGCAAGAACTGCAAGAGGCGCTGGCCGACCAGCCCTACGCGGAAGGCGTCGTGCATCAAGGACCGGAGTACATGAGCGTGTCGTATCAGACGCTCATCCCGGTGCTGACCAAGGCCGTCCAAGAACTCACCGCGAAGCTGGAAGCCGCAGAGGCCCGCATCGCCAACCTGGAGAACCGCTAATGCCTACCTACACCTGGGTGATCGAGCAGCTTGACTACTACCCGCAGCGCGACGGGCAGCCGGATGTCGTGTTCACGGTTCACTGGCGCATCAATGCGGCGGACGGCGACTACACCGCTACCGCCTACGGCACTGTTGGCCTCACCTACGACGCGAAGGCGGGGTTCACGCCCTACGCCGACCTAACGCAGCAGCAGGTCGTCGGCTGGGTGCAGGGCGCTCTCGGGTCGGAGCAGGTCGCGCAGATCGAAGCCGCGCTGGCGGCCAACATCGCCGCGCAGATCAATCCTCCGGTCGTCGCGCCTCCGCTGCCGTGGGCGCCCTGATCGTCCTCGCCTTTTAAATGGCTGATCCGAAAAAGATTTCGCAACTTACGACGGCGGGTCCTCTTACCGGCGTCGAGCTTCTGCCTATTGTGCAGAACAGTGGCACACTCCAGACTACCATATCTGCGGTGGCCATCTTCGCGACCAGTGCCGTTAGCAACGATATTGCTGCGGTCTCGTCGCGCCTAGACACGGTTTCGGCGGCGGTCTCTGCCAATGCGGCTCAGATCGCTGCCGTCTCTGCTGCCGTCGTCAGCACCAATGCCGTCGTCTCGGCGCTTTCTTCTACGGTGGTGCAGGTCCAAGCCTCCATCTCCGCCATCAACTCCACGCTTGCAGCCATCGACGTCTCCGCCCTAGTTGCTCTTGAGTCTCGCGTCTCGACTCTTGAAATCCGCGTAGCCAACGTCTCGGCCTCTGTCAGCGCCCTGCAAGTCCAACTCAACGACGTATCGGCCGCTACCTCCGTCAACGCTGCTGCAATCACCTCTGTAAACAACGTCGTTTCCGCCCTAGAAATCCGGGTCAGTGCGGTTTCCGTTGCGGCTGTCTCACTGGGTTCCGCTCTCACCTCCACCAACAACGTCGTTTCGGCTCTCGAAGTCCGCGTCAGCGCAGTCTCGGCCGCAGCCGTTGTCAATGCCGCAGCAATCACCTCTGTCAATAACGTAGTCTCAGTCCTTGACATTCGCGTGGCGGCTGTCTCAGCCTCCATCTCTGCGCTTCAAGTCCAAGTCAACGCGGTCTCCGTTCTCACTTCCCTCAACACGGCCGCCATCACCTCCGTCAACGCGGTTGTCTCGACCAAAGCCTTCCGCAACGGCGACTTCCTCACTAACGTCCAGTACATCGACTTCAACACCACGACCAGCTACGCGCCACAGCCGGGCCGTCTGACGTGGGACATCGAGTCTGGCACCCTCGATCTGGGCCTGACCGGCACCGTCAACCTGCTGATCGGCCAGCGCACTGTCGCCCAAGTCTACAACAACAGCGGCGTCACCCTGCCCAAGGGCAAGGCCGTTCGCGTTACCGGCTCTCAAGGTCAGCGCCTCACGGGTGCCCTCGCCCAGGCCGACAGCGATGCCGACAGCCTGACCATCTTCGGCATCATGCTGGAGACGGTCTCTGTCAACCGTTCTGGCTACGTCGCAACCGACGGCCTCATCAGGAACGTCAATACTCTTGGCTATACCGATGGCGCTATCGTATACTTGTCGCCGGTATCGGCTGGCGAACTGACGCCCATCAAGCCTGAAGCACCGCAGCATCTAGTCCAGATGGGCTACATCGTCAAGGGCGGCTCTGGCGGCGCAGGCGAAATCTACGTCAAGGTGCAGAACGGCTACGAACTTGGCGAACTCCACGACGTCAAGACCTCCACCAGCACCTCCCTCGCCGACGGCGAAGTCCTCATCTACAATGTCAGCGCCAAGGTTTGGACCAACTCCCCGGCCCTCATCAACGCGCAAGCCTCCATCTCCGCACTCAACATCCAGCTTGCTGCCGTTTCGGCCGTCACTTCCGTCAACACCGCAGCTATCACCTCCGTTAACAATGTCGTCTCGGCCCTTGAGATCCGCGTCAGCACCGTATCGGCGCGAGCCTCTGCACTTGACACGCGGATAGCGGCCGTCTCGGCTTCCGTCTCGGCGCTCCAAATTCAAGTCAATGCCGTATCGGCAGCCATCACCTCGACCAACAACGTCGTCTCTGCGCTCGAAATCCGCGTAAGTGCCGCTTCCGCCACGGGCGCCACCAACTCGGCTGCCATCACCTCCATCAATGCGGTGCTTACGTCCATCCTAGCCATCCTGACGAACACCAACTTCCGCGTCACCGAGTAGCTGGTGAGGAAGGTGAGAATCTACTTGCACTCCTTCCTCACCTCGCATAGGATGGGCTCCTAGCTAAGGAGCGACCATGTCCGACAAGATCAACCGCGTCCAACTTCTCAACGACGCGAAGCTACACCTCACTCCGTGGACCACCGAAGATGGCCGCCTGTTCCTCGACTACACTGAGGCAGGCATCCGTCGCACCCTGTCCGTCACACCGGCTGGTCACTGCGACTTCCGTGGTTGGTTCTCCGCCTTCTGCGTGGACACGGCGGGCCATCTTCCTAACGGCGACCTGTTCGCGGCGGCCCAGACCTACTTCTCGCATTGGGTACGCTCCAAGGGCCAGAAGGTCAAGGACTACATCCGCGTCGGCGGCAAGCTGGGCGACCTTTACTTGGACATTGGCAACGACGCCAACGACGCGTGGCACATCAGCGCCAACGGCATAACCCGTGTACCGGGCGGCCCGACCCACATCCGTATGCTTCGCGGCGCCGGCATGCTGCCCCTCGTCGAGCCTGACCTTTCCGTCCCGGCCTCCGAGTTCCCGACTCTCCTCAAGCAGTTCGTGGCCGCTGACGACGACACCCTCATGCTGCTCGTCGCTTGGCTTCTCGGCTGCCTGCGCCCGGAAGGTCCCTATCCGGTCCTCACCATTTCCGGCGAACAAGGCTCCGGTAAGTCCACCATCCTGCGCCTGATGCGCCGCATCATCGACCCACACGCCCTCGACATGCGTACCCCGCCCGAGGACCAGCGTGACCTGCAAGCTATGGTTCGCAACTCCTTCGTCCTCGCCTACGACAACGTCTCACACATCACCAACAAGATGTCGGACGCCCTCTGCGTCATCAGCACTGGCACCGGAGCGCAAGGCGGTCGTGCCCTCTACACCAATGCCGAAGAGTCCGCAGTCCGCGTCTGCCGCCCCGTCGCCATGAATGGTATCCCGGACGTCGTTGAGCGTGGCGACCTTGTGGACCGCTCCATCCACGTTCACTTGCCTCGCATCGACCCTCGTCACCGCCGGGACGACAGCGAGTTCTGGGATGCCTTCCACGCCAGCCACGCCAAGCTGCTGGGCTCCCTTATGAATGCCGCATTGATTGCTACGCAGAACTATGGTAATGTGGTGCTGGCTGAAAAGCCGCGCATGTCTGCCTTTGCTGTGTGGGCCGTCGCCGCCGAGAAATCTTTCGGGTGGCCAGAGGGCCGACTCATGGAGGTCTACAAGCGCAACCGCTCGGCCGCCGAGAGCCACATGCTCGAATTTCATGGCATGGCCTCTGCTATGTTGCGTATGATGGAAAAGCAAAAGGAGTTCTCCGGAACCTACTCGGATCTTATCGGTCAACTGGAAATGAACATCGGTCCCCGCGAGAAGCTGCCGCAGACCTCCCATAGCTTTGCCGCCGAACTGCGCCGCATCCGGCCCGCCCTTGAACGGCACGGTCTCCGCTTCTACAGCGCGGGGCGTTCGGGCAGCAACTCGCAAAAGGGCCGCTCTCGCATTTCCATTGTCCGTGTTGACGAAGAGGATACGGCAGCCGCATGAGCGAAGATGAGCCCTACGTTCCCAAAGTATCGACCAAGCCTAAGCCTGACCACTTGAAGCGGAAGGAGAAGGCGGATCGGGAGCGCAAACCCAACCGCCCCTCTCAGGGCATGCGTCAGCGCAAGTACCGCCGAGAACTGCGGGAACTCAACATCCACCAGCCCAAGCGCGTCGTCACTAAGCAGCATGTGGAGGCGATCCGTTCCATCAAGGACCAACTCCGCGAGACGTGGCACGCGCATTGGGACAAGGTGGAACGCTTCAAGAACCTGACCCCCAAGCAGGTTGAGTTCGCCCGTCAGTACGCCATTAACGGTCGGACCAACAAGTGCGGTGCGGCCCGGCTCGCCGGCTACGACAGCGGCAACTACAATATCCTGCTTCGTATCGCCAACCGAAACCTAGCCATTCCACACTTCCACGACCTAGTAACTGCGTTCGAAATTGAGGAGAAGGCCCGCATGAAAATTTCCGTCCAAGAAGTAGTCGAGTGGTTCCAGCGTATCGCTGCTGCCGCCATGGAAACCGGCGACTACGCAAATGCGAATCGTGCCATGGAAAACCTTGCTAAATATCTTCAGATGTTTGTAGAACGCAAGGAAATTACTCATCGAACAGTCCACTCGCGGGAAGAGTTGGACACCCGTATCAAGGAGCTTACGTCGGTTCTTCAGGAAGCTGACGCCGAAATTGAGGACCGAATCCGGATTAACTGATGGATACTAAAGAGGATAAGCTTCTACAGGCTAAAGCAGAGCTTGTAGAAGTCCTCCACCAAAAAGCCGTACTTGAAGCACGCGACGACTTTTATGTCTTCGTAAAGCTGCTTGCACATTTGATGCTAGATGGGAATGATTTTCGCAACGGGCGGCACATCCAAGCCATCGCCGCCACTCTGGCCGACGTAGAGGAAGGTTCCATCCCTCGCCTCATGCTGGCGTTGCCGCCGGGCTCCATGAAGTCCGTCCTCCTCATGCTGTTCGCCGCGTGGTCTTTCGGGCGCAACCCGACTTGGCGTGTCATGTGGATCTCACATACCACGGACAAAGCGGTTGAATGTTCGGGCCGTATCCGCGACCTAGTCCGTTCCACTGAATACCTCGAAATCTTTCCGGGCGTCCAGATCCGCGACGACATGTCGGGCGTCACTGGCTGGAAGCTAACGGCTGGCGGTTCCTTCCTCCCCGCAGGCGCGGGCAAGTCCATCGCCGGTTACCGCTTCAACTTGGGCATCCTCGATGACCCCCTCTCGGAACAGACCGCCAAGTCCGACACCGAGCGTGACCGCGTCAATAACTGGTACGGCCCCGGCTTTCGCTCCCGTAAGCTGCCCGACTCCCGCATCATCCTCGTCAACACCCGGTGGCATGTCCGCGACCTTTCCGGCTTCCTCCTCGACAAGGCCGCCCGCAACGGCAAGGTCGACCAGTGGGAAGTCATCTCCATTCCGGCCATTCTCGACAAGCCCGCTGCCGACTACCTTATGCTTGAAGAGGGCGCGTCCTACTGGCCCGAATACATTACGATGGACGATCTGACCACGACCCGTGAGAGTCTGGCCCGCTCCGACTGGGGCGCCCTCTACATGCAGACTCCGGTCGGTGACGATGGCAACGTCTTCACAAAGGACGACTTCCAAGACTGGGACGAAGAAGACCCGCCCGAGTGCGACGAGATCATCCAGACCCTCGACACTGCCTTCTCCACCAAGGCCACCGCCGACTACTCCGTCATCCAGACTTGGGGCATCTTCCACCTCACCTACACGGACGACAAGGGCTTCGAATATCAAGAGCCCAATGCCATCCTCCTGAACCAGGTGAGGGGCCGGTGGACATTCCCCCAGCTTCGTAACATTGCCAAAGAGCAATATGAGGCGTTCCGGCCAGACAAAATGGTAATCGAAAACAAGGCTTCCGGCCAATCCCTAATTCAGGACCTCAAGCTTAACAAGCTGCCGGTATTGCCTTTCCAGCCTGACCGTGATAAGCTAGCCCGCGCTCATGCTGTAACTGGCATTATCGAGCGGCAGCGCGTGTGGATACCTCTCAAGAAGAAGTACGCCGCCGAACTGCTGCAAGAGGCATTGGAGTTCCCGAAGGGCGCCCATGACGACTCGGTCGACGCAATGGTCATGGCCCTTCTTTACTTGCGTCGCCGCTATGAACTGACACAAGAAACTGTCAGCCGCCCCGAAGGACCTTCTAAGCGGCGCCCATTCCGTAGCTATTGGAGCCAAGTGAGCCATGTCCGATAATCCGATCCTCCCGTCCGACGACAACGAAGCGCCCGAGATCGAGTTCGAGTTCTCGGAGGAATCCCTCCTGCTCATTCCAGACGCCGAAGTCATCGAGGTCGATATGTCATTCGATGCCAACCTCGTCCCCTTCCTAGACAGCGCCGTCGTAGACGACATTGGCTCCGACCGTCAAGACGTACTTACGTCCTTCAAGAACTCCCGCCAGCAGTGGGAAGAGAAGATCAAGAAGGGCATCCAGTGGCTTGGCCTCAACACGGAAGGCGAGGGCAACACCGAAGTCGACGGGGCCTGCACCGCCGTTCACCCGCTCCTCATCGAGAACGTGGTCAAGTTCCAAGCCAAGGCCATCCAAGAGTTGTGGCCTGCGCGCGGCCCCGTCCGTACCCGCATCCTTGGCTATACCGACCCGGCCCGCGAACAGGCTGCCGCCCGCGTCAAGTCCTACATGAACCACCAGCTTGTCGATCAGATCGCAGGCTTCTATTCGGACCTCGAACGCAACCTGTTCCGCGTCGGCTTCATGGGCGTCGGCATCCGCAAGGCCGGTTGGAACACGCAGACCAGCACGCCTGACCCGACCGTCGTCTACGCCGAAAACTTCTACATCGACCCGGCGGCTACCCATCTCAAGGATGCCGACGAGTACATCGAGGTCATGGAACTGTCGCCGCGCAAGATGCGGAACCTCGTAGACAGCGGCACCTTCCTCAAGCCCGACGAGAACGACTCCGAAGAAACCCTCGACACCAACGAAATCACCGAGGCCATTGCCCGCGCCCAAGGCTTCGACCTGTCGCTCGAACGCAAGGGCTATATGGTCGGTGAAGCCCACTGCTACCTCGACCTCGAAGGCGTCGATCCCCTGCTGCCCGACGGCGGCATGGCGCCCTACATCGTCCACTTCAACGTCAAGACGGGCAAGGTCTACTCGATCAAGCGCAACTGGCGTGAAGCCGACGAAGCCATGCAGAAGCGCCTGTGGTACACGGTCGATCACTGCATCCCTGCCTTCGGCTTCTACTCCCTTGGCTACGTTCACCTGATTGGCGACCTTGCGGCGGCTTCGACGGTGGCGCTTCGTGCGCTGGTGGATTCCGGTCAGTACGCCAACTGGCAGGCGGGCTTCAAGTCCCAAGATGCCAAGTTCTCCGACAGCGATACCCCTCTCGGCTTTGGTGAGTGGCGCGACGTCAACTTGGCGCCCGAGGAACTGAAGAGTGCGTTCTTCCCGCTGCCTGCCAAGGAACCGTCGCAGACCCTCTTCACCCTGCTGAAGTTCATGGTGGACAGCGGCCAGAAGTTCGCTGACGCTGCCGATGAAGTCGTGGCCGGTGCCTCCAACTACGGCCCGGTCGCCACCACGCTGGCCCTCCTCGAAACCTCGCAACGTTTCTACTCGTCTATCCACAAGCGCCTGCACCAGTCGCAGGGCGAGTTCCTCAAGCTGCTGGGCGAACTGAACTTCGAGAACCTGCCCGACGTTGTCAACTACGTCGTCAACTCGGAGAACCAGTTCGTTCAGCGCACGGACTTCGACCCCGCTGTCGTGGACGTACTTCCGGCCTCCGACCCCAATGCTATGACGGAGTCGCAACGTGTCGCCCGTGCCCAGGTCGAACTGGAAATGGCGGCCCGCTTCCCTCAACTCCACGACATGAAGGAGGCGCTGCGCCGCTTCTACTATGCGATGGGCACCGAGAACATTGACAAGCTGCTGGTCGATCCGATGGCCAATGCTGTCAGTGCCGACCCGCTGACCGAAATCCAAGTGGCTATGGGCGGGAAGCCAATCAAGGCCCAACTTGGCCAGAACCACATGGCGCACATCGCAGTCAAGGAAGCCTTCCTCAAGTCGCCGCAGATGCAGGGCACCAATGATCCGACTGTCGCCGTTGGCATGCAGTTGCTGACGTCGAATATCTCGGAGCATAAGGTTCTTATGTTCGTGGCACAAGCGGCCCTTCTCGCCCAGCAGATGGGCATGCCCATCCAAGACGAGAACGTCCAGGCGCAGATCGCCACCCAACTGCTGATGATCTCGGCACAGTCGGGCATGGGCGGTGAGCAGGGTCCGAGCGCCGAGCAGCAGATGATCCAACTGAATGCACAGGAGCTTCAGCTTTCGGCGGCCCGTATCCAGTCGCAGGATGTTCGCGAGGCTGCCAAGATCGCCCTCAAGAATCGCGAACTGGACCTGAAGGAAGCTGGCATGTTGCTGGATGCCGAGGACAAGAACAAGAAGAACCAGATTGCGGCATCTGGAAAAATACTTGATAGTTCTGCCAAACTAGCCGATCTTCAAGCTACGAAACTGGCAGAGAGGGCTAACCTCGCAGGTCAATGAGACTACTATCCGAATACGTAGCAGAAGTACAGAAGAGAATAGACAGGGAGAAGGACTCTCTGTCTAGGGGTGCCGCCAAGTCCTACGACGACTATGCGAGGGCTTGCGGCACCATTCACGGCCTCAACACAGCCATTGAACTGTTGAAGTCGCTGTTCGAGAAAACCCCAATGGAAGAAAGGGACTAATGATTACCGCGCGCACGCCTCTTGACGGGGCGCTTACCAACGACCAGTGGGTGTCCCAGGAAGAAATTCCTGACCCGGCCCCGCTGCCTAGGATTCCTGGCGTAGGGATTCTTGTCCGACCGGTGCCCATTCGGCGCAAGTCTGCGGGCGGAATCCTGCTTCCCGATACGTTCCGTGAAGACCGGGAATACCTCAACACTGTGGGTCGTGTCCTTGCTCTCGGTGAACTGGCGTTCGTGGACGAAGATATCTACCGGAAGGGGCCGTGGGTCAAGCCCGGTGATTACATCGTCTATGCCAAGTTCGCTGGCCAGAAGATTTGGTGGAAGGGCGTCAAGCTCCTGCTGGTCAAGGCATCCTCCATCGAACTGGTGGTCGATAAGCCCGAATACCTCGACGCCAACTTCAAGGAATAAAATCCCATGTCTGACGGTTACAAGGAACTCGACCTCGACAATCCGGGCAAAGCCTCTAAGGAGGAAGCCTCCGATATCGAGATCGTCCACGAAGGTCTAGAGCCCAACGAAGTCGAAATCGCCCCCGAGGCGGAAGCCCCCACAAAGGCCGCTTCCGAACCGGAGGCTGACGACGATGACGACGACTCTAGCACAGAAGCTACTCCTAGCGAGCGCACTAAGAAGCTGACCCGGAGCCAGCGGCTCAAGGCCCAACGTGACGCTTATGCCCGACAACTGAACGAAGCGCAAGCCCGTCTTGCCCAAGCTGAAGAACGGGCCAAGAAGTTCGAGCAAGATGCCAACGACGGCGCGGCCATCGGCTTCGACTTCTACGCTAAGAGCATCGACGCCTCTATGCAGGCGCTTCGACGGGACTTTGACCAGGCCTTCGACGCGGGTGACCGTGAGAAGATCTTCGAAGTTCAGCAGAAGATGGCTACCCTTGCCGCCGAAAAGCAGCAGATCGAAAGGGACCGGCGCTCGATCCCTACGAAGCCGACTCAGCAATCTGGGTCGGACACCCCGCAGCAGACCCGGCAGACACAGCCTAGTCAGCCTGCCCGCAAGGCGCCCTCTCCCGCCGCTACCGAGTGGTATGAGCGCAACAAGACTTGGTTCAATAAGGACCCCGTCATGACGGCCGGTGCCCGTGTCATTGACCAGCAGATGGTTGCGGACGGCTATCAGCCCGACGACCCCGACTACTTCGACGAACTGGACAAGCGCCTCAAGTCCGAGTTCCCGACCAAGCTGGGTGGCCGCACTGCTGCTCGCCCCGCTTCCAGCAACCCTACCATCCAGAACCGGGCGACGCCCGCTGCTACTCCCGGCAAGGTCCGCGTCACCATTACCCAGTCGGATCGCGAGATGGCCAACCACCTTGGCATCAGCGTTGAAGACTATGCACGCGAAAAGGCCCGTGCCGAACGTGCTGCCCAGACTACCAGCCAATATACGGAGATTGTGTAATGCCCCGCAAGAGCATGGCTTCCGACAACTCGCTCGATGAGCCTCTTGAAAATTCCCTTGACATGGAGTATAATCCTCCAAATGCGCTAGAAATCCCTCCCATGCCCGATGTGGACCAGTACGCTTACCGATGGGTCCGGTTTCGAAATGGGGATCAGGACGATTTCAA